ACGCACCTAGGCCACCTGCAACAGGGGTGGGGGCATCTGGGAAAGGTTCTACTTTAGAAGGGTCTCTAACAGTACCAGTACCAGCTGGGGTTAGAAAAGTCTCTAACTCAGCGATTGATACACCCGTCAGCGTAGACAAATCCGCAATGGTTAAACCGTTGTCCTCTAAAGCTTGTAAGACTGCTGCTTTACCAGCTTCACCACCGCCAGCATCGTCGAACACTTTCATCGCTTTGTTATAAGCAATTTGCTGGGGAGTCTCTACAACAGTACCTTCCCCCCCTACGGTATTGTCACCACCACTTAGAACAGAATTATCAATTACTCCAACTTTAGTAGCCGTTGTGTCTTTTTTGTCATCAGCCACTAGAGTTGATGTTGTGTCTTTTTTGTCATCAGCCGCTAGAGTTGATAAAGCTCCTGTTTCAAGTATACCTCCTACGCCACCCACTCCCTCCCACACACCCCCAAGAACAGACCCCAAAGTCCCACCCTCTTGCACCCCACTAATACCACCCGCTAGGACTCCTCCCCAGGGCATATAAACAATAATAGGGGTGCCGTCTTTAGCTGTACCTATTCTAACGGGTTTTTGTTTACCGGTTGGACCCCACTGCCATCCGACCCCTAGGTTAGGAATAGTAGGGCCAAACTGATCGGGGTCGCCCATACCCATAACATCACCCAGGGCTTCCCCGGTCCAGTCGGCAGCTTCCGCTATACCCGAAAGGACATCAGACCCAACATCCCCCGCTTTTTCCCAAAAAGTCGCCCCTGTACCCAAGCGGGGAGAAATTGGGTTCGACGGGCTGTAATTAGCGTCCCAATCACTTATTTCAGTTCTGGTAATCCCTAAAGCTTGTACAGTTTGTTGTGCGGTTGTGAGAGCTGTAGTAGCGTTGCCCAAGTTCTTTACTGTTTGGTTATAATGTTGCCACTCGCTCGCAATATCTTCTTCTCTTTGCTCCCACGTTATCTCACCATTCTCCCAGGCAGTATTAATTCCATCCAATGCGGTGTTGAGGCTGCGTTGTGCCTCTATACCCTGGTCTTGGTTGTCTAAAGCCACACGGAGAGCACCTAACGCACTCCATACAATGTTAGCTCTTTTAATAGCAGCGGCTTCTTGTGCCCGTCTTTCTTTAGCTGCCTCAGTTAGAGGTAGGTTTACTATATCTGCCAACGTAGCGTTACCGCCGCCAGTAGTCGCAGTGTTGACAGTGTTGGCAGTGTTGGCAGTGTTTACAGCCGCAGCGAGCGCAGGGTTTGGGGCTGTTGCTTGTAGTGTAGGAATGCCATATTTGGCTGCTACTCTAGCAACACAGGCTATGTCCGAAGGGTCACATTTTCCTACTTCAGTTTCAAAATCCATCCCAGTTATATTGGATGCAGAGCCACCCCCTGAGCTTATGCCAGAGCCACCGTAATTGCTACTTCCCAAACCAAGCCCAAGCCCACCACCACCACTACTATCCCAGTTTAGTCTTTTTCCTACGCTAATTAATTCGGTTACATCGGCTGGCATCTTTTACTCGTCTATCAACACGCCCTGAAACGAGGCGCTTACTTGGTTATTAGTGGTGGAGGCCAACGCACGGCACTCTATGTCGGTTTTAGCCGAGATTGGCAAAGGGTAGTTAAAAGGTGAAACATTATTGTCGCTCTGCATTACCTGAATGAATCGGGTTCTAAACGCATTAGTAGCCACTTCTCGCGTCTTAAACTTTGCTGTAACGGAATGATCTGCTGCTGAAAGAGCTGCGGTAAAAGTAATGTCATCAACATATAGCGTCTTACTGGCAGGGACAGTGTACACGGCCATTTGGGTCTGGTTAGCACTTCCAAAACTTGCGTATATTACCGGGGGTACCCCAGCGGTAGCTCCCGTTGTACCTACGTAAACAGTACCAGCACTTCCTCCGTTTGATCCTGCTGTAAGCACGTAAGCTCTAAAAATTCTTAAATACTCTTTCGTCGTAATTACTTGGGTTTGACCATTCAGGGCAATATCTTCTTCTATCTGAAGATAATTGGCATCTAGTCCCTGTACCTTTATAGTGCGTACCCCCGTACCACCGGGGCTGACATCGTTAGTGTCACTACTGGAGATATATACTTCCCCCGCTGCACCGGGATAAACCAAATCGCCACCCCCACTCCACACAGTCTCTTCAACAGTGTCTACATCAGCATTAAAACCAAATTTAAACAGGGAAGTAGCCCCTGTAACTTGGCCTTCTGCAACTCGTAAATTGTATGGGACGGCAGTAGCCACGGCGTTCCTCAATGCGTTATCTAACTGATTGAAATATAAACGTAATATATTATTAAAACGATCTATATAACTTTTGCTATAAGTAATTGGTCCCGTGGGTAAAACTGGGGCAACAACTCTGTTACTTTCGTCTGTTACAGTAGGCATTATCGTCTGCCATCAGGACGCATATCTAAACGTGGAGAACCTAACTGCCACGCTACACCCTCTGCTGTAGACTCCATCTTAAAGGCTAACTGCCTTCCCCTTATCCTTACGTACACCTGCCCTGTAAACTGCTCAATAGGCACCGTTGCGGATCGTGTTATGGTACTAGCGGAATTTCCCCCCTCAGATAAAGGACTGTTGTACCCAGACCCTGAGTTAGTCATAGGAGAAAGGGTCATAACCGCTGCAGGATTAGCAGCACTGGACCCATCAAACGTTACATCTGGCAGCATACGATTAATAAGCACAAAAGAATGCCCGTCATCCAAATCGAACTCAGAAGACGTTATAGAAGCCGTTATGGCAGCAGTAACGCCAGTTTCTTTATTGTCATTGCCTTTCTCATGGTCTACCAAATTGTTGCTATACGTGGCTGCTATGGGCCTGTCCCTAAGACCTGAATCTAGCCACGCACTGCGTGCTAAGTTGCCGTAATACCATATGTCTTCGAGGTAGTTGTAAATCACGTAGCGATCATTAGCCAAAACCCCATCTGAACAGTAGAACCACCACACTTCGTTAAAGCCTTCGTTAGTGCCTGACACCACTTGGTTAAACTGTGCTGTGTTAATGTCATTAAAAATGTAACGTTTAACATTACAAGGCAATGTCATTACTGTGCCGTCATATTTATAAAACTTGTCTTTGCCCATCCAGTAGGCGGTGCTACCGGCATAAGCTGTAGCATTCTGGCTTGCAATGGAAATGTTATCTCCCATTAACTGTACGTTCCACACAATGTCGCCACCTAAGTACTGCAGGGAATAAAGTGCGGAATCAGTCCATACCAACACTTCCTGACGAGCTTGCACCACAGCAATGATTTCGGTTCCGTGCGAAACTCGCAAACTACCCGCAGTACCCGTAGGGGTAACGCCCCAATCGAACGCATCTTCTTGGTTAGACCACCGTATAAGCATCGGGTCTTGCGTAGCACTGCCTATAACATTTGTACCAAAAGCAAATACAAAACGAAAAATGTCTGAAACACTGACTATATTAGTTACGGTAGGAACATCTACAGAAGCAGGGTAGTTAGTAAGATTTATAATTTCCCCACGTACCGTAGCCCCAGTGCTTGCATACCAATAACAAATAGGACCAGCACGGTAAGCAAAAACTAAATCTTCCCCAAAGTTGGATTGACTCCACAGACGTATAGCAGATGAAGAAGTTTGAGAGTAACCCCAAGTCCCCAGCCCCCACGGCCCTGCACCCCATCCACTAAAAGGCACAGCGGTAGCAGCACCTGTATTAAGCTGATAGGCACCTACGACAGCACCGCCACCGTTCCCTGTGTCTGAAACGTTAGCAGTAACAGTAACACCTAAAGTATCCTTGGCAGCTACAGTGTAAGTATCATCGGTAAGTACAGTAGAAATTTCGTATTCTTGGTTAAGGACAGCAGCAGTTATATTGCCGCCCAGAGACACCGCCCCGGAGAAAGTTACAAAATCCCCTAGATTAGCTCCGTGAGAAATATTGGTTATAGTAAGGGTAGAAGAGCCGTTTACAGCTGAAAAAGTTATAGCCCCTGCTATAGTAGTTGTACGTATAGGCGTTATATCGTAATAATTGCCGCCACGCTCAATATAATATTTAAGATTAGTGCCTACACTAATAAGGTTTTGACCCCCCAAAGTGATCCAGTTCCAGAGTGAACGGCATACCCCTAGAAACGTGTTTGCAGAAATGCGTTCCCAGCCCCCAATTTTTTCAGGCATACCCTTACGGAACCGGACTTTATCCGATTCATACCAACCACCTTCAGTGGTGTAGCGGGTGTTTTCCCGGTCAATTCCGGGTTTTAATTGGAGTTTTTTTAATGGCACTATTTAACCTCATTACAGATACGCACCAGTTTCAATCATATTGGCAAGTTCTACAGCACGCCCTTTAACGTCTTTCCTCCATTTTGAATCAAGGAATTCAGCAGCGGCAGTACTGTAATTAGCAGCTTCCATAGCTGCTAGAGCGCGTCGAAAACCACGTAATCTGGTGGCTCCGAGGTTAAATGCAATATTAATAATAGCATCTTTTCGGACATCATCAAGGTCGCCGAACCACGAGTATTCGGTCTTTAATTCCTTAATCACCCTGAGAATGTCATTTTCCAGGAGATAATCTACTTCATCACCCGATAAACCTATACCCCCATTAGCATCTACATTACGTCCAATACCTAACGTCCAAAATCCCGCTGGACATTTATACAATACATGACGGTCATTGGTTTTAACTTCACCTTCGTGCCTTTTTAGCATTTCAATT